CATGGTCAAAGTATCAGGGACATCATGATTGGGGATGCTGTTGATGAGCAGACGATAGATGCCATGGTCGGTGGCGACATGTTCCGTCGAAAAGCCAATGTGCTTGAGAAAGAGGGCACTCTGCTTAGTTTCCCAGAGAGCGGAAAAGTCGAAGATATGCATGTCACAGCGAGTTTGATAGGCATGGGATTACCCTACGATAACCCCGGATACAGGGAGTACATGCGGGAACTCCTAGAGAGTCTGGAGGGCAAGCCCGCTCATTATGCAATGACTACCGCTCAACTTGCAGCACACGGTAACGAGGATTTCCATCTCTTTGACGATGATGGAATGAAAAAGGACCCAATGAGAGCCCATGATTTGATGGACGATGAGTTAAAACGCTATAGGAGTCAAATCCGTGGTCTTAAACTTCCTGACAATCACAAAAACGATTTTAATAACAATAATGAGCATTACAATTCGATAAATAACAATTACATGAAACTCAGCATGGCACACAAAGGCAACACTGCTATACAACACGGTCTTTCTTTGAGTGCCTTACCTAAAGGCATACATGGTAATGAGGATAAAGGTAAAGGTGCAGAAAGACTTCGTTATGAGTGGGCCATGGCCAGAGCCAAGAGAAAGGCCAACAGTCTAGTTCTTTTCAATCCAGAGGCGAGGGTGGCAGCACCAACGCCTCCTCCTGCTATGCCTGAAGGACAGATGACACTGGACCAGTTTGGTGATACAGGCACTAATTTGAAGCGTCCGATAAAAATGGGCGATGCCAAGATAGGTCCAGTCACTAACCCAAATTCGGATGCCATAATCGGGTCCCGTTACACAAGTGCAGGTATTCAACAGCATATGGGCACAGAACTACCTGCAGCCTCTGTTTCGCTTAATTTAGGCTACGATGGAAATATGGAGTATGGAACAAATACCAGCGCTGGCCCAGCGGTAATGCCAAGCGAGCCAGTAATGAAAGAATTGATGGGAGAGGATGTTTACAATCAGATGGATGCTTATTTCCAAGTCAATGGTGTCAATGAGGCTATGTTACCAAGCACCACTTCCAACATGGAGAGGGTATCACCAGACAATCCAAAAGCAGAAATGCAGACTCCTTATGAAATAGGCAAGTCCTTACCAAAGGAAATGCCACTAATAGAGCCCTATCACAAGATATTCGACATGGAGGACCTGCAAGAGCTACGGGGTTTCACCGGGGAGTGGGTTGTTTCTGTAATGGAAGAGGGCACTAGAGTGAAAGTAACTAGGAAGTCGAATAGGATAGAGGTCAAGGATGACGACAATGAGGATGTTGGCACAAGCGATGGTATGAGAAGCTCCCTTAGAAAAATAGGGAAGAACAACTATGTCATGGACGCTGTGCTTAACAGCTCTGGTTTGCACATATTCGATATCATGCACTACGATGATACTGATGTTACTGATATGCCTACTAGGGAGAGGATAAAGCTACTACGTGGGCAGTTTGATAGCAATGAGAACGTTTTCGTGCCCGGACCCTTCAATCTGAAAGTCACCGATGATGATGGTTTGAGCGATGCGATAAAATTCCTACAGAGGGAGAATAAGGACTCAAAGCTACTACTCAGGGATGCTAAGTCCACTTACATGAAGGGAGAAGAGAAGCATCCGAAGTGGATACTAATGACAAAATCCGATGATGACTACCATGTGCCATTTGGTATGGAGATAGATGGGGAGGTCTTCATACTGCACTTTGACCATGATATACTCAAGTACGACATAGTGGAGGATAGCTTGGAAAATCCACGTTCGGCTTTGGGCGGCCTCAAAGACCGGGACTACACGATGATACTAGCAAAGAGTCTGGAAAAATACTGGGAACCCGCTTTCCAACAGATGCTCAAAGCGGAAAAAAGGAAAATAAAAGAAATCGTTGAAGAAGATGAAGACGATAAAGAAGAGGATGAGGGTATAAGCGAGGAGGATGCCAAGAGAATAGGCAGACAGAGCGGAGGCGTCTTAAAACCAAATGAGGACCAGAATATTCTGCTAAAACCTAGCACTATACAAACTTTGGAAAAAATAGAGAAAATCCTAGATACTCTAGAAAAAGGACATTTTCCAATGACAGCGGGTAAGGGTCTAGGGGTAGACGTTGGTAGTGACATAGATAGTCCTAGAGGCCCCACTAAGTTGGCTAATGAGGCAACTCTACCGGATTATGACATGAAGGAAAGACCAGAACAAGACCCTGAAAAGCCGGAAGACTATCCAAAAAGAAAGAAAATAGCCTCTCGGTCTAACGATTCTTGACTTTGTAAAATATATTTTTACATGCGCTTAATTGATATAGCATTGCTTCGCATTTCTTCATTAGTGTGCTGTCACAAGAGCGTCTCTATGGTGTTGATGAGTCCATTGGACTCCTTAAGGCTGGCAATGACCTCGTTGTTGCAGGATACGCTAGTGTGGAGCTAGTAGACAAACAAGGCGATTTAATCACAAAGGAGGCATTGAAGGACGGATTTCGGAAATTCATGAGCGACCCGAAATACAGAAACGTCCAACTAGCGCACTCAAATATACAGGTAGGAGAAGTAGTACCATCATACACAGATACAGAAGGGAGGTTATGGAAAAGCGAAGTTGACGATGTTGGCATGTTTGTGGTTATACAACTTAGAGACGACATCGAAAAAGCACGAGAAGTTGCCGCCGAAATCAGGAAAGGCAAACTACGGGGATTCAGCATCGGAGGACAAGCATTCAAGCGAGTCAGGAAGAGCGACCCAAGACACGGCGACTATCAAGAAATCAGCAAGCTTGAGCTTCATGAAATCACAATTTGTGAAAAAGGGATAAATCCAGAAGCGACATTTAGAATTCTAAAGCAGGAGACTGACTCAGAAAACACAGAAGAAAAGGTGAAAAAAATGACAGAAGAAAATGACATGCAGACACAGTTGGGCGATGTTCTTGCTCGACTAGAGACTAGGCTTGACAGTATGGAGAAAGCAATGCCACCACAACTGAAAGAAGCCATGAAAGACAAGAAGGATGACAAGGACGACAAAGATAAGGCCATGGCAGACAAGAAAGATGATGACAAGGATGAGAAGATGTACGCAGATGAAGCTAAGAAATCTGATGAATACTCTGACGTTATCTCATCTGAGTACCTTGACTGGATGGAGAACACTCTGAAGAGTGCCGGAGTCGATGTCGCAGGAGCTAGGGGTCACTTTGACGACCTAGCAAAAGCCAACCTTGGTTCCACTCCTGAAGAGTTTGACCTAGATTACGGTCAGACCCCTAACAGAGAGTCGGAAAACGGCAAGCCTTCGACGAACGCCATAGCAAGACTAGGTGGAAAAGGGGAGAAGAAAGAGGTCAAGAAATCCGACTTCCTAACTCCAGACCTAGTATCAGAGGCAGATGTAGAGGCCGCATACGAGGTATACAAGGCTGCAGCTATGGAGCAAGAGTTCAGGGGTTCACTAGAATCCCGATTTGCAGACAGGTTTGCTGCTGAGAGAGCAGAGGAAATCGCAAAAGCAGAGGCAGCTGCATACGATGCACGTGGTCCTCTTGACGAGGTAATGAAGGCTCTCGGCGCCCTCAATGAGCGAATCGACAACATAGGAACAGTCGAAGCTGGTACTCCAATCGCTAAGAGCGAGGCAGAGCCAGCAGTAGAAATACCCTCCACAGTAGACATGCACAGAATGTCATGGGATGAGGTTCACGCCCTAGCAGATAAGGCATTTAGAGGAGAGTGAGATATATGGCAAGAAATTACGTACGAACAATAACAGACATGGAGCGCTATTACTATGGCGCCGGGAACGCAATGGGTTACTCCTACTCAGGTAGCGAGCTACTCAAGGCTGACAGTCCTATGCTGTCCACAACTGCTGGTACATACCAAGCAATTTACGGGCGCAAGGTCTGGTCGCAACTGAACCAAGAGTTCAACGCATTCAGCATCCTACCCAAGAAGCCTTGGGACAGGTCAGGATGGAGAGTCATCACAGGCAAGCCAAACGGTGGTGCCCTACATGGCGGAGTTGCAGAAAACGCAACACTGCCAGACACAGTGAAGCCTACCTTCCAGCACGTAGCTGCAAAACCAAAGACAGTCGCACACACGTTCGACATGTCCGAGACAGCTATCTTCCTAGCAGACAGAGACGACGGATTGGGAGACATCCGCTCAGTCCTAAAGGAAGAAATGGGCAAGCACCACGCTGAGATGGTCAACAAGATGCTTCTAACAGATGTTACCACTGCAGCAGCTAACAACTTTGAGTCGCTGGACAGAGTTACCACTGGAAACACATCAATGACCTCTGGTACCCACTACGACGCTGGAGATGAGGACATCTACTCCATCGACAGAAGTGCTAACACATGGGCTTTCGCAGAAGATGAAGCTAACAGCTCAAGCACAAACAGGACACTATCCCTAGACCACTTGGACACATTGTTCCAGCAAATCTGGGAGCGCGGTGGAAACCCCAAGGTCATCCTAACAGGATATGACACCCTAATGAGACTACAGCAGTTGCTACAGTCCCAGCAGAGGTTCATGGAAGAGAAGAGAGTTACCCCAACCTACAACGGTGTAAAGGGTGTCCCCGGTGTAGAGGCAGGGTTCATCGTGGCAACCTACAACGGTGTACCAATCATCCCAACCAAGGACATGCCAAAGGACAGCCTAAGCAGGATGTACTTCCTAGACACAGACTACGTACACTTTAGCACAGCTATTCCTACGCAATACTTTGAGAGCGGAATTGAGACTGGTGACCCATTCGCCATCAACAGACTAGGACAGGAAGGACTGTACCGAACTATGGGCGAGATATGGACCACTTTCTTTGGAGCGCACGGGAGCATTCGTGACCTAAAGTGAGGTTGCAGAGGAGATAAAAAAGAGGTGAAATGATATGGCAGCAACAACACACAGAGGAATAACATACACGACAAGCGGCAGCGCAACTACCACGGTCAACCTAGACCTTGGTCTATGGGCTGGTAGCGACGTAGACGAGACACTATGGCTCGACGGACAGGCAACCGCTGGTTACCCCGGTAACCTAGACGGTTTCCAAGCAACTAACACACAGGTGACCGACAGAAGGAGTCCAAGACTTCTCGCTGTTACGATGAACAGCGCTCTAGCCGAGGGTGAAACACTAACCCTAAGCGGCGAGTGCAGCAAAATCTTGACAGTGGTAGGACAGCACGCAGACGCAACTGCTAACTTTGCAGTGGTAAAAACCAGCGACCTCGTGCTTACCTTCGACATAGAAGCGACAACTGACGGTACTACCAACGACACGAGCGGAGCAGAGCTACTGCTCATAGTGGTCTGAGGTGGTCTACTTGCCCAGTCTTAGGTATAATGGCAAATCCTTCTACGCAAGGAGCCCCGATGCATACATGCCTGACTTCACCAGAGGTGAGGTTAGGGAGGTTTCGCAGGGATGGGTCGATACTTACCGAAGATTTCTGGTTGAGCCATCTTGGACACTGCTTGGGGATGAGCCTCCTCACCACGATGAGGGTGGGGATGGCATCCCCGACAGTAGTTGGAGAAGGCCCGAAATATTGTCTTGGTTGGCTGAAAGGGGTATAGTTCCCACAGCTACATACACCACAAAGAGCGGTGCTTTGAAACTAGTTGAGGATTATCTAAATCCTGAACCGGCAGTAGTAGCACCAGTCGAAGAAGAGGTAGTAGAGGCCCCTCCAGTGGAGGAAGTCTTAGAAGAGGCAGCACCAGTTGAAGAGCAAGAATTGACAGAGGAGTGATGAAAAAATGGCATTTGAGAGTACAATAGACACAAGACCACACGTAATGGGTAACCTACTAATGGTTACTGGGACCTTCACAAACGGCGGTAGCGATGCAGGTGGAAGCATAGACCTCTCTGGTCTACTAGCTGACATAGTAGCCTGTAACGCAGTTGCAGGAAGCAGCACCGCTGGTACAGGGGCTGGAGTCGATGGGGTGTTCGCACTCATTAACGGCACCAGTCTAGTCATTCAGAATGTGAATGGACAAGACGGTACATGGTTTGCTATGGGACACCGCAGTTAAGGCGGTGACCTAAATGGCTAATCTAACACCGAAGTACAAAGTCGTGGGACCCTTCTCACCGAAGGAGTTCAGTGACACGTCTACGTTGACAACGACCATTGCTTCGGCAGTGGGTACGTTGAGTGATGCGTCGAGTACGACTAGTCTAATTGCCTCGGACCCTTTCATGGTCTTGGGCAATGTTTACATTCTGGTAACATACGTTTGATGGTGAGGGGTATGAATGGGTTTCGATTTGCAGACTCTCGATATTGACGACATCGAAAGGGCTCAAAAGCAGAACATTCGTTCAGATACTCATTATCAGGCTAATGTAGTGGTTGATGAAAAGAATCCCCTGAAAGGGGCGATTAGCAAGCAAAGAGCAAATGCCAAGAAAGCCGCCGATGTACTCAATATAGGCTCAGGTACTCGATGTACTCACTGTGGTCTTCTTCACTTTATGTGGAGGGAAACCTGTGGCTCCTGTAGAAAACCCATGAACTATAACATGGGGGTCAAAGAATGACATTTCAGTATTCTTGGGATTTTCTCAAAGCCAAGAAAAAGAAGAAGAAGTCAAAAGCCGGTGTTAGACAAGTTAGACTGGAAGGCGGTGGTCGTGGAGGAGCGAAAGTTATACCGCTAAACAGGTATTTGACTGATATGGCTAAGAACATATATCTACGGGAAGTAGCTCCAGATTTGGGCCCTGAAATTTTCAAAAAACCCACAAAGGTCCCACCACTCAAGGAAGGACTCGATAGGTCTAAACCCAAAAATCAAATAATGATTGATAGACATTCACAAGCTACCAACGAATACGAAAGAAAAATGAAAAACTATCGACATTTCTGGGACCAAGTTACTAAAATTAGAAGTGGCTTAAGGAGCAAATATGAAAAAAATGGTCATGATGCATTCATGAGGGAATTCAAGGGTTATGCAAAGCCAGCTTCTGAAGTAGGAAAACTAACTGGTGCAGAGTCAAGAGCTGTTAAAACTGGTAGAATGGACGCTTTGGATAGGCAATTGACTTCAGAGCAAATGGCTGCTGAAAGACCAAATATGCCTGAAATGCAGAATGTGCTTCAGAACTTAGGAAATTTTGCGCCACAGACTTTACAGGACATAAACAAGAAAGCCGCAGAATTGTTAGCTACACTACCAGAGAATCAAAGAGCTACCGAGAGTTGGGGAAGAATAAGAAATCTTCTTGCTGAAAAATATGGTTTCGATGTACCTGAAGCATCTCCAGCGGCCAACATAGCAGCCGCTAATTTAGTGAGAAATCCAATCCTACCAAAACCATCAGAGGAAAAACCACCAGTGATGCCACCGGAAGGTCAAATGACACTAGACCAGTTTGTGAAACCACCCACGAGAAAACCACCAGTGAGGGTTTCTAGACCTGTTCAAGAGAAAGTAAAGGAGCCCGCACAATTAGCACAAGAACAATCTGATAGGCGTTTCGATGAGAGACAAGCGAGGACGGAACAATTCTTTACACCTGAACCAATACCTGCACCGAGTGATGAACTTACTGATGAACAAAAGGCAAGAATAGCAGAAGCTTACCCTAAAACTTTGTCCATGGAGGGAGGGGAGCTTGTTGGAGCGCGAAGCAAGGCATCACAACCAGACGTGCCTGAGCCCAGTCCTTCATCTCAAGGGGCTGGCTCTGCTAATGTAGTAAACAGCATATTCGACCAGCTATTTGGAAGACAACAAGGAGCTGGTCAATAATGCCACAGGTGTTTAGCCCCGGTGAGGCAGAGACAAGGCCCCTAGACCCAGATGCGATAGTTTACACCACAGCTCAAAAAGTGGCTGATTTGCTTGAGATAGGTCCACAAGAGGCAGTAGCGGTATCTAATGACTCAGACTCAGATGGCGTCTACGTTACGGGCGCTGACTTCCGTAACATAGGATTCTCGGTTGACGATACCATACTCATATACAGTGACGCTGACCCTCTTGGCGTAGAGAGGACTATTTCCTCAATCACCACCTCAGTCAATGGCGTCAATCTAAATTTCTCAACCACTATAACGGCGGCTGATTACCAGTCTGCTGACAATACTTTTGTACAAAATTTAGCATCTTTCACAAATGGCAGGACTAGAGGAGTAAAGAGGTCGAAGGTAGAGGAGCTAATCAAGAGGTCCCAAGACAAGATAGACAACATGACACACAACTCTTGGAGGCCAAACTTGGTTATGGCTGAGTACATAAACTTCGACACTTACAAACCATATAGAAGAAGATACTACACTGACTATGTTGGAACCACCCCTCTCCTCTTTAGAAACGTACAACAGATGCTCAGAATAGAGCTTTGGCAGGGCGATGACTACAGAGAAATAGGCGCTTCTGAGGCTAGAATAAAGATACCAGATGGCGTTAGAGCTATCTCTGGTTCAATCGTTATGTCACCGGGTAACGGTTCTGCCGCTGTGTTGACAGCCGGTACTGCAACAAACCAATGGAGAGCTGATTTCGATAAGATAACCACAGCACAGAACCTTGCTGACTTAATTAACAAGGAAGATAGAGTTAGTAAGGCTGCAGTTGATTTTAGTCCAGCATTTACCTTAGAGGGTAGCACATCCAACGTAGCTGTGAATAATGAGTTCCTAGCTACAGCTAATTCAGATTATGGTAGCGGTCATGTTAAGGTAACTAGCATGAGGTCAACACAAGCTGGTGAGTCATGCAGTTTAGTCTCAACTGACAGTAACGTTACAATAGAGCAGACAGCGATAAAAACAGCCACTTTCAGTGGTCTAGTTAGCACCACCATAACTGTGGACAGCACCAACGGTTTTGTTGATGCAGGTGTGGTTGTTGACTCCAGTGGTGATGTCTTCCGATACACAGGGAAAACAGATACTACTTTCACTGGATGCGTGATAGTGGTTGGGTCAGCTCTCTCAGACATAGCTGGAACTTTGACACAGCACATCATGCAAGTGGACTTGCAGGGTGGAAGTGCTAGTGGGGACAGAGGTAGACTCAGAGACTACTGGTTGGACCATGAGATGGGAATTGTCTACTTCAATAACTCATATCCTTTCTTTGAGTGGAATGCTGTCAAGGTTTCCTACGTCTATGGTGAAAGATATCTTGAGAAAGCCATCGAAGATATCTGCACAAAGATGGTTGCCATCGATATACTGATGAGTGACGACAGGAGTGTGTTGATACCAGAAGGCACTCAGAACGTCGATTTGACATCAAAAATACAGCTCTATAGGCAGGATATCGATAGAATGCTCCCTCGATATGTCGAGGTGGTAGCCTTTGAGTGATAGGGACTTCGCAAGAGTAACGATAGATTCTCTTCATGAAGAGTTGGACAGTGCTTTCAAGAACAATGATATCCAAGAAGAAATCAGTCAGGTTGTACTTTACAACGATGATGATGTCACTAAAGGGTATAGGGAGATGGTGTTAAG